ACTATATTAGCCATTTATTTATCTCCTTAAATTATGATGGTGATTCAGATTTAAGAGGAGTACGAATGGTTCCATCTTCCCATTCATCCCGGCGTCTTCGACCTTGTTGTTCGATCGCATACGATTGTAAAGCTCTGTTAAAAGATCCTTCGTAGTATTGTAACATATCTGCGGGACCTTTCAAGTATCCATATGCTTCTACCAGACATCCATACAAAAGTAAATCCTGATATTTATTACTTGTATAAGTACCTTGTGTACTTCCTGGAGAAGCTGTAATTGAATCCGGTTGTTTTGTATAAGCCAAAGTAATTAAATAAGTGTTATCTGGTGTAGGTGAAACCACCCAATAATTAGCATCCCAATTACCATAATATTTTGGTAGTCCCGATTGTGTTCCAGGAGTATCATAGTATTCTGCCATAAAACTAGTGTCTCTTTTTTCTAAAAATACTTGATTACCTGATGCATCTGTTAATTGAGCATATCTTATAAATCTTAAATCAGAAGGTATTGTTACATATCTATTTCCAGCTTGTAGATTAGATGTTGCATAAAATCTATTATCATCAGAATCTGCATCTCTATAAATTCTGTTTTCAGCATTTTTAATAATTGTTGTTAGAATAGTATTAGATAATACAGAGTCATCAACCTCCGTATAGTTTCTAATATCATCTTGTAAGTTTGCTAAAGTGTAAGCCATTATGGTGTTAGAGTAACTGGTCCTGCAGTTACGAACATTCCTCCTGAATTTTCTGTTACAGTTGCATTACTTCCGCAATCAAAACTATAACTATTTGTATCAATTACTGTTATACTAAATCCTGAACTATTTTCAAATAAAGAATACACCAGGCCTCCGGGGCTTCCATTTACATTTCTAAAAACAACAGTGTCATTTGTTGATCTTTTATTATTTGGTTCTGTAACAGTTACAATAGAAGAACCAGAAATTAAACTTAAAGGATTACCTGGTAACATATTTTCTGTAGCCGGTTCAATTCTATCCGGTCTTGAATTCATTAATCCTTGAGGATCACCTGTAAATCTTGTTGGTTGAATCTGTGGTTGTTTAGCTTCAAATTCTGAGTTATGTACAAAACTTCCATCCCATTCAGTTACCATTTCATTATAAGGAAATGCCATACCTGATCTATCGGATATTGCTTGTGCATATTTTCCTCTAGATAATTTTGCCATTATATACTCGGATAATAAGTTTTAGGAGTTATGAAAGAACTTGAAGAAGAGCCATCTTCTTGTAGTGCTCTATTTAATTCATCTTCATATAACATTTTTAACATTTGAATTCTATCAGGTGAATATTTTACTGCTAAGTAATAAGCAAGACCTGCAATCATACAAGGTACAAATCTATAAGGTACATCTGCATCATTAGTATAGTCTCCGGCATCTTGAATTCTTTTAACATAGTAATAGTTAAAAAAGTTTCCAGCTTCTGAAGTTCCTGGTGTTAAATATAAAGTAACTGTAATTTTATCTATAAATCTTTGTACAAAATATTGTGTTGGATTTCCTGTAGAAGTTTTATTTGATAAAGCTTGGTAAGTTGATCTATTTATTTTTGTAAGAGGTGTATCTATATTAGAAGCATTTCTATAACTAGCTTCTAAAATATCATCAACGCCATAAACAGCTGTTGAATCTGATGTACCATCAGTTGTTGATCTATACATTGTATAAACTGATTGATTATTAACTAAAGTAATTGAATTGTTTGCAACTTCCCAATAGTGCAAACCTCTATTAGCCCATTCTTGAAACATTATATTTAAAGAACGTCTTGCACCTTTTAATTGATAACCTGAAACACCGGAAATACCAATTCTCTCATAAGCTTCTTCTACTATATCTGCAATAGAAAAACCTTTTTCAAAAACTGTAGTTCCAGAGGTAGTATTAGCCATTTAGCCTCCTAGCCAGTATATCCGATAGTAACAGATCCTGTTCCAGTTACATCTGCGTAAATAGTATTTTGAAATCTAATACCATTTCCAGGTATGTACATATCTAATCCTTCACTTCCAAAAGTAGATTCAAATACAATAGCTCCAGATGCAGTTGCTGCATCATAAAGTTTTATATTAGTAACTCCTGTAGCTTGAATGTATGTAACTCTAGATGGTCCAATATTAGTTGATCCACCTGAAGCAGTTTTTACCTGTCCGTCAGCTGTAAGTGTTGTAAATTTTTGGTCTGATGACATATTGTTTTCTCCTATTAATTTTATGTGGGCCGAAGCCCACACTAATTATTTATTATGCTGCTGCAATATTTGCTAATGTGTCTAATCTTTTCCAGTTTGTTCCATCTGAAAAAGCGTAAACTGCTGCACCTGCTGCACCATTTTGTACGTAAACTAATACACCTTCATTATCAGCTGCTTCAAGACTATTAGTTCCGTCTGTGATTGTGTTAGCGTCTGTAACTGTGTAAGGAGTTGTTCCACCTTGTTGAGTGTCTCCTGCGTTAACGTTAGGTCCACCAATAAAACCATTTAATGATGTTACCGGTCCTGTAAATGTAGTGTTTGCCATGATTATTCTCCTAGTTAAATTCTACATAGTCTCTAGGCTGTCGACTATACTGCGTCTATGCAGAATATTAATTTATGTATAGTGATTATTTTATATATGAAATTATAAAAAAGTGCAAGAAATCCCTAGGATAAAAATCGTTTTCAGTAATGTTTAAGTTCTAATTAACCAGCATAAAGATGGATTTCACCATCTCTAGGATTATTATGAACTTCTGCTTCTTGTTCTGCAATGATTGATCTAATTACTTTTTTGATCTCATCACCTAGAACAGACATTTCTGGTGTTATTTGTCCTCTGTTTTCAAGAAACAACTCGTTCCATTTAGACTCGAGTTTCAGTTTCTTTGCGAACAGTACCATGTTGTCCTGAGCCATCTGTAACCTCCTCATAGGTTATGTAAAAATCATTTGAAGTACTAGTGTACTGCATATCATTTTGTTCCCATTTTATATCAGATTTTCCTAAAAAGTCAATAATGGGTTTATTTAGCTCGTCCGCATTATTTATTTCTTTTTCACTTTCGATTTCAAATTTTGTTTGAAGATGTTTTGTAAAAATTTTTACTAAGTATTTATATTGAGTCATTTTTTCTTTCTATATTAATAATGAGGCGAGATTGTGTCTCGCCTCAAAATTTCTAATTATTATGCACCTGGTGATGCAAAAATACCTCTATAGTCAGATACACCAAATGAGTATCTTTCTCTAGCTTTGTATCTTACGTTACCAGTATCGAAGTCACCTTCCATAGCAGTTTTAATAGCTGCTCTTTCAAAGTACTTCATTCCATTAGGCACGTCTGTGATAATGTAGAATGCATCTGGATCAGTTAAGAAATTGTTCACTCTATAACCTTGAGGAACCATTCCCATAGAAACGATTGCATTGATATCATTATCAGCAGTACCAACTCTACCTTGAGATTTCATTAATCTCTCAGCAGTGAATTGAAGCTCAGAAGGAATAATCATTTTTACACCTCTTGCAGCAATTTTTAGACCTCTTTCGTCTGTCATTGCAGCAATATCGATTAATGATTGCTCTAATGAAGTTTCATTCAAGTCGGCAGCCGTTGCTAATGTGTTAGCTACAGTTCCACCAATTGTAGGGTGGTTAGTTGCAAATAATGCAGAACCATCCCCTGAAGTGAATGTACCAAAACCATTAACTAATGGGTTAACCGCTTTAACTTGTTTAGTGTTCGCCATAGATCTAGCTAATGCTTTAGTATATCTACTACCAAGTCTGTCGTATAGGTTATCTTCAACCGCTTCTTCAGTGATTGAAAATGCTAAAGCTACAGTCTCGTGAGTGTATCTTGCAGTGTAAGTTTCTTGAGCATTGTCAAAAACCACACCAGCACCCTCAGACTTAGTCTGTGCTTGAGCAAAACCTGATAACATAACTTCTTCTTCAAACGCTCTGTCCGAAGATTCTGTAGTGTATATTTCAGCATGCTGATTTTCATAACGTTTATATTCCAGACCGAATAATGCATTCAAACCTGGCTCTAGTTCTTTAACTAGTTGTCCTCTAGATATCGCCATAATTATCCTCCTATTATATTCCGGCTGTTTGTTTCAAGAAGTGTTCGTTGATAATAACAACTACATTCGCATTAGCTGCGCCTAGTTCATCATTATCAGGATCTTTTGAAACACCTATTATTTTCAACTGAGCTGTACCTGTTGCCATAGTTCCTGAAATTTCTGTTTTAGAAATGTAATCAGGTGAAGAGCCTGCAGCGTACGAAATGTCAGCACATAAACCGATATCTGCAGCGGCTACTGTACCAGCACTTTGTACTTCAAATCTCTCATAAGGATCGTCTGAAACGAAACCTACAATATCAGTAGCTGTGTTAGCAGCTTCTAAGTGATTTGCCCATGTTGGTTTACTTGTTGATGCGTCAGTGTAGAAAACACCATTTAGTGATCCGATTAAAACATCAGTTGCTGCGGCTACACCAATAGTTCCAGTTGCTAACATTTCAACTGGGTCCCATTGATAAATAGCTGTTGCAGAAGCTGCAATGCTGTACTCAGATAAACCTTGGTTGTCTCTATTCTGTCCGACTTTACCAATTGCTTTCAAACCGAAAGCGGCGTCTTTATTTGCCATAGTATTTGTCCTCCTTAGACATTGTTAAGTTTATCCAGTGGTCTAGTAATAGTTAAAAAATTAACTTTTCTTTGTACCACCGAAGGTTACACGAGTTTGTCTATCAATATTGATAGGCATACTTGGATGCTGTTCCTTCATTAAATCGTTGTCAACTGCTTCAACATTGTCCTGAGCTTGTTTTGTATAATAGTCAGTACGTTGTTGTGCGATTTCTTCCGGTACCCTTGCCAGCACAAGGCCACCAACTCCGATCACTCCCTTATATTTACCGTCTTCTACTTGTGGATAATCAGAATCTGGATATTCATCAGATCTAACTAATTCATATCCCGATCTTATTCTTCCAGCGACATTCTTAGTGTCATGAAATCCTAAGGTTTCTGCTCTAATCCATCTGTGCGTAAAACCTGCCGGTGCAGGGGGTGCATCTAAACTTGATGGTGGAGACCAAACTTTTTTCTGAGTTGT